TGCATAGTCTAGGGTGTATCCCTCGACCGCAGTTGGAAATATCTTATCAAATCTATATCCTTTGATGAATGCTCCAGCATTTGAATATTGTCTAACCTCCATAGTTCCTTTTAAGGATACTCCATCTTCAACCAATCCCTTAATACCAAGGGCAATCGCCCAAGGTCTAAAGAAGTTATGTTCGATATCTACTTCAGTTTCTAAAAAGTTTACCGAAAATGATCTATCTAAGAAATTAGATCTTGAGTTCAATGCATAACCGGGAAGAAATCCACCCATAGCATCTCCAGACTCCGTAGCAGTGAACCCTGATGATTCATTTGGCAATGTTACGGACTGTGCAACTAATATGTTACCACCCTTAGTCATAGACTGTGCGGAAGTTCTAGCTTGCCACTTTTCACCTGCTTCTGATAATACCGAATTAATAGATCCTTGAGAAACTCCATCAATAGTTACAGACCATAGGACTGGAAGATTGAGAAAGAATTTCTGATCATTCGCAAATGCGGAGAAGAATTCGTTGATGTTAACTGACACAAATATATTTAACTATAAAACAAAAAATCCCAACCGATTTTATTATCAGTTGGGATTTAGGGAAATATTTTTACTTATTTTGCAAAGTTCTCATACCAGTGGTAGGAGAATGAACATGTGATTGTCTTAATCTCACCAGTTCCGTCAGCGATCTCATATCCAACTTCACCAATGTTACGAATTCCAACACCAACTAACTTAATAGTTTCGATTGTCTCCATACCTTGACCACCTCCATTACCTTGTCCACATGGAACACCTAGAACGTCAAGAATGATATAACTTTCTGGTCCGGGCATACACATTTGACCAGTAGTAGTTTCATTATCGAATGATAGTCTAGAAGCTTTTTCGAATTTAGTTCTAAGATCTAAACCTTGATCCATATAGAACTCAAGACTATACGCCTCTGATCCGGGATATGAGGACTTACCATTCAAGTTGAAGGCTTGTCCACTATAGTTTACAACCTTGTTCTCGATATCTCTACCGGGAAGGTTAGCAGTTCTAGCGAATACCAAGTCTGTCTCCCCATCGAGAGACATACCGGGAACTACAATTTGCTTAACTCGAAAGAAGAAATCTCTAGAGAATTGCTTTTGGGAAGCAATGTTGAAGAATGTATTAATGTTTGCAGGCATATATTTATTTAGTTATTTGATTACCCAATTAGTTCTTGGAAATTCGCATCAGTTCTTGTAGATGTAAACGTAACAATTATGAATTCAGCAGTCCTAGTAGCTTTGATGTAAATATCAGCCTTAAGTTCATTTGAATCAATAACTTCTGGAGTATTGTTTCGCTCATCACATACGATTAGGTAATCATATAGACCACCATTATTCTTCGCATATTCGAAGATTGGTGTTAGAGTATTAACGAAACGTGTTCTTGTGAACTCATTGTTTGGTTCGAACACATAGAAAACAGATGCTTTCTTAGTTGGACGTTCTAGAGCTAAGAACAACCTACGAACATTGATTCTATCGAATGAACTTGGTTTTCTACTTAGAGTCTTCTGACCAAAGATTGCCATACCTTGTGATGGGGAGAACAATACTGGGTTAATATTAGATTTGTAAAGCTCATCTCTCTGTTTCTGATTCGGAGTGATTGCGATATTGACCACATTACCGCTCACTAGTCCTCTAGTGTATCCAGCAGGGGCAGACCAAGGGAATTCGGCTGCGTCATTGCGAGCGTATGCTGCGGCTGCTACAGAGGAGAATGGAACCCAAATCTTATCACCTAAGAACTCGTCATATACTTGCGCCCAGTTACCATACACAGCAGCATATGAAGTATTTTCTAGTTCAAATTGATGACGAATGCCCCAGTAGATGTGTTGTTGGAAATTCTTAGTTCTATCAGATAATGTTTTAGTATTTTTACCTTTGACCATTAACTGTCTAATTGGATCAGCAATGAAGATACAATCTCCTCGACCACCAGTATTACTTGGAAGGTTACAGAAGTTTTCAAATTTATTAAACACTGTGCTATAGTTTGCGCGGATATTTTCACCAGTAGCACCTAGATCGCTAGATGTTTGTAGGGAAGAGATAGATGCAACTATGGCAGTATCATCATAGTATGTTGTTCCAAGTTCTTCGGTTGCAACATATATTGTTCCAAGACCAGCTTCAACTACAACATCAATGTCGTAGATTTCGTCATTTACGACAGCATCTAAGGCTCTTTCAATTTTAGATGGAATCGATCCTAATTGTTTAGAAGCGAGGGCGGAATCTGAATAAGTCCCTAGAGCATATAGATTATCAGCATAACCGATTCTTGCTGCAATCTCTGTAAGTCTTGCAGTTGGAACACCAGATTTAACCACATCGTTAGATGCAATTAGTCTATTGGTTAGGACACGCATTTTCTTAGTTGGAATACCAACTGCATTTAGAGAAGATGAAGAGAATTTATTGGAGATATATGGATTTACCAAGATCTCAACGTTACGACTATTCTCATCCGCACTTTCTAGGAAGAATGATACTGTTGGACCCCCAAGAGGGTTTAGTTGTGTTCTATACGAATCGACAGAACCTACAATACGATCCTCTAGGACATAATCGAGTTTATATGCAGCAGTAGCATAGAGACTCTTACGAAGTTTAAATACCCCAATGTTTAGAACATCGTCATCATCTCTACCATCGATGTTATAATCCGTAAGATTTTCCATCACTTGGGAGATCGAAGCTGAGTATCCAGACGCAGAACTTAGACTAAATTGTAGAGTTCCATTTGGAATGTCTGTATAACTAGTTGTAATATCTGAAGATAGGCTAACTGTTTTAGCCCCAATGATTGCATTGTGGACTGTATCAGGGTTAATGTTAGTATTATCTGCAAGACCAACGTAGTAACCTTCAAATTGACTATTGATCGTTGTCTGCGCTTTGTTCAGAATGATTAGGCCAGCATTTCCCAATGTATCTAAGGATGTATAACCAGAACGATCAATTGCAGATGTGGACCATGTGAATAGTGAACCTTCCTGTGCTTGGAAGTATTCATCTTCAGTTAGGATCATTTGAACTGGATCACCTAGGACATATGTGGCAGAAGCTGCTGTATAGTCAGTTCCTTGTCCCGCAGACATGCTAGGAATAGATGTAGTATAAGCTAGTGCTGGGTATACCAGCGCAGAGTAATTAGATCCAAATCCAGATCCCGCATTCTCCCCATAAGGTAGACGAGATGTGTAGATACTAGCAGGAGAATTTAACTGTTCGGTAATACCATGATAGAAATATCTTTCTGCACTATTAGTAGGAGTTCCGTAGATTTGGATTAATTCATCTCTAGTTGTAATTTTTAAAACTTCATCAGTTGGGCCTTGAGAAGCATAACCAGCAATAAAGATATTAGTTCCAACGTTTTGTGGAGCTGTAAGAGATAGATCACGTTCCCTGATTTCAACACCGGGTGATAGTAGAGTTCTAGTAGCCATATGTAGTATTTATCTTTTATTTGACAAACTTTTCAAATGACTAAATAATAGATTTCAAATACTTATATCTCACTTAGAATCTCAACGTGCATCTGGCTATATAAAAATGTGAATCCAGATATGATTTCTTCCCCTTCTGATCCTTTCTGGTCAAATTCAATACCATCGATTGAAGTTGGGAATGCTTTAGTATACTTGAATGATATTCTCTTCTTTCCGAATTCATCTAGACCATATACAGTTAAATCTGTTTGGTAGTCGTTAAAGTTCAAATCATTTGGAACTAATCCCGCCTCATTATAAACACCAGTCTTTTGATCATGTAGAAGATTCAACCATGAGTAGATAGAATAATAGTTATTATACATACTATCAACATTGAATTTAATATTGACGGGCGGATATGAATCCTTACTATGTGATGATGTATATAACGTGGAACCCGCATATCGTGATTCTGTCCCTTTTACCACAATTTCTGGAACCATAGTTCCAAAGATGGAGAATTGAACACTATCAGGGTTGATCACCTTACTATCCCTCTGAAACTTTCTAGCTATAGGCTTTAGAATAGGGGGAAGATCGAAGACAAGTAAGAACTTATCCTTACGTGCCTTATTGATGAATGATTGGACTGTGGTTTCCATATATTTATTTACCGAAAACTCTGTTCATGGCATCATATTGATCTCTAGTCATATCTCTATCTGGGTCTGCATATGGCATACCACCCCCTCCAAGTAATTGCCAACCTTCAGCTAGTAGTCCTGCTATTTCATCATCCCCTTCTCCGAATCCGCCAAATGCCACTGGATTCAACATAGAGTTTTCTATTCTATCAACTTGCTCGTTGGTATATAATGATGTTGGATTCTCAAAGTATTTGATTCCGTAATCTAATGCTGATATCTTTACGGGTTTACCGCAGTCATCAACTTCATCAATTGTGAACCATCTTTCACATAGATTATTATCTAGAATCATCAATGCCCAAATAGTTGCCATTGTTCTATCATCATGCTTACCAGATGCGGCTTGCCAAGTATCATTAACCTTGATGAAGTCTTTGAAAATTTCTTCCAATGATGGTTCATTTTGAAATATAACTGCCCTCTTATCACTGTAGAAGTATCGAGCGTTTGCAACAGCATGATATTTTGTATTTCTAGATGATACCATACCGAATAGTTCTAAGTTCTTTCTACCCGCTAATTTAGATCCCCAGTTGACTATCTTCTCATATGCAAAGTCTATACCAAGTCTATCTGCTACTTGACCCCCTTGATTGTTTCTCTCGATACATACTAGGGGATTCCCCCAGTGTCCTAGGATTTCATGTAACTTATTAGAGAATTCTGCAACTGGTATCATATTATCATAATACTCAGCAACTTCGATTATTTCTCGTATATCTGTTATATCTAGAACTTTAATTACAGAGTAGTCACCCCCAAGTCCTTCCCCAACATCAACACCAACTACATATATATGCTCTGGGTTAGGTTTGTCGAAAATGAGATACTTATCATCCATTAGACTATCTATTGGCTTTTTAACTTGTTTTAAAAGTTCACGATAAACCTCCTCATCCATAGATGACGTTCCTGTATTGACGAATTCAACCTCATACTCCTGTCTCCATTTCTCAGCAGATGCTAACCCACTCTTAATCTTATCTGCCCATGCTTGATCTCTTCCCGGAACTTCATTCCATAAGATCTTATCATATGCCCAACCATTTTTACCTTCAACAGCACCACTATATATACTATGGAATAGATTACCCGTTCCATTAGGTGTGGAACACATGAATACTTTGGGATTATCCAAAGATGATACAATTGGAAATACTGATCCCCAAAATGGGTCCATTAAATGTTCTTCAATGAAAGCGCACTCATCAATAACTAGAATGTTACAAGATTGACCCCGAGCAGCAGTTCCAGTAGTGGTTGATATATTAACTCTGGAACCATTTTCCAATTCCATACTAGTTTTACCATATGTACCATTTACAGGACATTTCAACCAGTTGGGTAGAAACTCATATGCCATTCTAATTCTACCAAAAATTTCAATTGCGGTTGCTTCTTTATTGGCGACCAATAGGATTCGATTATCATCGTAGAAAATTGCAATCCATAATATATAGATTGTCATCAGAGTTGATTTTCCGATTTGGCGACTTGCTAATAATACAAAGAAATTATTTTCATCCATCTTTTTCAAAATTCTCCTTTGTCCTTCATGTAGCACAATTGGAACTTTTCCCTTTCCGGGTATTAGAATGTAGAAATATGTTTCAGCAAAATGTAGAATATCTTTCTTACATTTTGTCATCTCGTCCACCATCTCTGGTGTGTATTCAAACTCAGCCCCCCTAGATGGAACCTTGGGATTTCCCATATAGAACTTCTCTTTTTTATCTTTAGCTGCCATAATATACCTTTATTTAAACAAAAACGTTAAATAAAGGTATATGAAAAAAGGCGATTCAGTTCAAATTGGTGATATTTATGGTAAAATGCTCAATACCGTTAAGTATAACATTAAGGAGTCTAAGACTGCTTTTGGTGATTTCAAAGGAGAAAAGAAGAAGGATGCCGATGGATATAATGAACCTTTAGACGATGACGAAGATGTTTGCGGCGAAGAGGATGAAGAAGAAACCAAGAAGGGTAAGTTCGAACTATTTAAGAAGGGTAAGAAAAAAACTAAAGGGTCTGACGATGAAGATTCAGATGAAGATTCAGACGATAATTTAAAAGAATCTAAAAAAGATAGTAGAGAAAAGGTAAATACTTTTATGAGCAAATCAGTGTTCGACAAACTATACAGTAAAGTCCTTAAAGAAAACTTCGGCGAAGAAGATGGAAATGATATCGATGCCCTTGGCCTTGATGGATCAACTCCTGATTCCGATCTTGATGATGACTTCGGAGGAGAAGATGAATTCGGAGAAGGGGAGGGTGATACCGTAACCTTTACACTTGACCGAGCAACCGCACAAACTCTAATTGATGTCCTTCAAGGATCTCTTGGTGAAGAAGAAGGTGGTGGTGAAGATGAGTTCGGTGGAGATGACCTAGACTTCGGAGATGGAGAAGGTGATGACATGGACTTCGAGGAAGATGAAGAAGAAGGAACTAAAGTAGCTCCTGATAAGAAGCAAGCTTTCCAAGCCAAGTCTAATAAAGTTTCTGGACACCCAGCACCTAAGAGTGGTAAGGCTTCTACAGATGTAACTGACGAAACTGGAACTAAAGATGGTGCGCCACCAATTGCTGCCCTACAAGGTAAGAGCAATCAAGTTCCTAAATCATCTCTAAAGAAAGCTACTGATTACTTCAAGTAATTCTTAGATAACTAAAATTCAACCAGACAAGCCTATCTTAACCGATAGGCTTTTTTGTTAAATAGTATTATGATACCTTTCAATAAATTTTTTCGCTTGATGGAATCGAATTCTATCCATCCTGAAACTCCTATACATGTTATAAATAGTAAAACTAAGGAAATCGTCTGGAAAGGTGTATACTCAAAGCGTAATATCGCTAGAAGAGCAGTGGATAGAAAAGATAATAAATATGGTGCATATATACATAAAGTTGTATATCCCAAAGGAATGGATTATACTCCCCCAATATTAGAATATAGAAAAAATCTAGCTGATGGTTCACCCGCACCATCTATTCAAGCTCACAATGGTAAAGACCCTAATAGTATAGATAAGAAGTATCTATTCACTAAGGGAGATCGAAAGCACGATAATCCTAAGATGGATATTCCCGGTAGTATCTTAACTCTACCAGAACTGGAAGAGATGGGAATTAAGGATTTCCAAAGTGGTAAAACCCTATTCAACTTTAAGAATAGTAATACTGACATTCAAATGTTCACCAATCCGCAAGGACAATGGGTAGGTAGAGTCATTAAACATTAAATAACAATATGGGATGCCCTCCAACACCACTTTCTTGTTTAGAACCCTCTAATATATTTGCAGGGGTCTATAATCCTAATTGTGGGGGATTTGCAGATCCATCCAACTTTCAAGCTGAACAAGCTATATTTGGTTCTGGTTTTCAAGAACTAATTAATAATTATGGGGTTGAAGTGAATTACTTTGTCAATGGCTTCAATTTATCAGCTATGAATGTCTTGTATGGAGAACATACTACACAAGAATACTCTGGTCCACATGTGATCAAGTCTTATATAGAACTTGAAGAATCCGTATCTCTATCTCAATTCGGCATGAGTTCGGATGATGAGTTAACAGCATATATTGCTATTAAAGACTTCACAAATCTATTTGCATTATCTGGTGATATCTTCACAGATAATGGACAAAGAGTAGAACCCAAGTCAGATGACTTAATGGAGATTACAGCTTTAGGTTGTAATAGACCGGGTGATAGAGGGGCTAAGATCTTTAGAATAACTGAAGTTTTAGATCAAAACACATCTGGTGGTATAAATCCTGTTATGGGACATTATGTTTGGGCTATCAAAGCGAAACGCTACGAAACTAGTCACGAAACCAATGCACCTATGGAACTTGGTAATGATCAAGTATATGATAATACTTTCAGTGGTAAATTATCATCCACACTATTCCAAAGTCTCACAACTCAAGAAAAGGCATATCCGGGTGATATTGATGTGATAAGTCAAGAAGATGTCTACGACATGGATAAGGTAGATAACGATATCTACGGAGACTACTACTAATATCCTAGTGACAGAGATTGATATAGAGTATCTAATATCATATTGTCATATATCCCATTAACACTATCTAAGGCTGATAAACCTGTAGTGCTATCAATGGTAGTTTTAGTATTTTCGAAGTCGATTACGCCACCAATTATATTACCATCGAATGCATCGTTATAATCGAAAAATAAGTAGTATTTCTCAATATCTATGAAATCGAACGTAGTTGGTAGAACTAAAGGCCAGCCCCAGTCAGATGTATATCCAGATAGTGGGTATACGGAAGCCCCAGTGGCAGATAGCGGCTGTTGAGAATTTAATAGCGTGTAGATGTTGGAAAACTTCTCAAGTGCCACTATATCGGTTCCAGAGGATACCGAATATGTTTGAGTATTAAGTTTATCGCCAATGTTCACGCCAAATTCATCTTTAGTGGATCTTCCCCTAATATCTAAATTCTCTTTAAATTTATTCGAAGTTCCAAATAGTCTCACCTTATCAATAGATAATAGATTTACAATTCTCTCGATTTTCTCTGGTAGATACCAGTTTTCATCCCCAACACCAGTATAATTTAAATTTTCTCCAAGAGAGTTTAAAAATTCAACTTCACATTTATCAAGATCCTGTGTATTGTCTGTAAAGTTGGCGATCTTTTCGTATAGTTTAATACCTATGGCTTGATGATCTGAATCGGCATTACCCAACACACCACCAATGAAATCCCCGAACAATACTTCCTTATCTAGAAGAGTTTCTTGGAATCTTAAATCTTTTATAGTTTCTTCTGGATTGAAATCCTCGTTCTTCTTATAAATGTCAAAGTAATTTGGGGGATACACACTGAAGTAATTAGAACTACCACTCAATGTATATGCGGATAGTTGATCGCTTGTAAAGGTTCCCCCTGCATTTATTCTAACGTTCTCTAATACATCCACAGATGAGATGTTTGGGAAGGTTATATATCCTCTAAACGCACCCCCATGATTCTGTGCAGATAGAGTGTAGTTCAATGATGATATTGAGTATACATCTGAAGTTGCTCCTGTCACATTGAGGTTTAGAGCGGATAGTTCAATACTATCGAAATTTTTAATGGAGAAATCATCAACACCTTTCACTTTAATCACGAATGGTATGTTGGTATTATAATACTTGATAGGATTTATCTTAAATGAATCGATTTCATAACCTTCTCCATCCATACCATTGGATGTTACAGTTAGGTAACTTCCAGCAGTATCTTCAATATTAGCGGATAGCGTAATTCCTAGGTTGTTGTAATGATCAAGAGTTTTTCCGTGAAAATGATTATTCGTTCTATCAAAATACATTTTCACTAGAAGCTTATCTGTTATAGTATCCTCTTTGAGATATACAAGTTTGGTTGAAGATATACCCACGAACTCTGATCCAATATCAGTTGCAGGGCAATCGACTATCATATCGTCCACTATTTTCGCATATAGATCGACACCAACAAATTCAATCTTATCAACTTCTCTATATTGATAGCTAGATAATGAATAGTTATAGATTCTATCATATAGAGTATTGAAGTTCTCTAAGTGTTTGAATTTATTGTCTAAGTTCCAATAATTTGAACTATCCGAACCAGACATCTCATAGAATATATTTGAAATTGATTGATATGGTGGGTAATATGAATCCACAACTAGTGGACCATTAATCTTACCACATTTGAAATTGATGGTAGATAATGAGGACCCTGTAGATGAATAGATTAGAATTAATCCATTATACCATATAGGATCTCCATCGTATACGATACCCTCACTGTCATATGATGGATTATATGATATATTGAACGTTAATGGTGTATAATCGTGTATAATTACGATCTTTTCAAAGGTTGAGATCTGTGCATTATTATTACAATCATACACGACCATATTCACAGTATACTTACCGGGATACTTATAACTCTTAGTTGCTGAGAATGAATCAGTTACAGTCCCATCTCCGAAATTCCACACAACTCTATTATGGATAGATTGTTGTAAATCTGGTATAAATGTTATAGGCGTTAGGTCAAGCGCATATGATGATAACGAGTCAACACCCGTATAATCAATAGCACTAAAATTCACATATGTTGTGGTATTACTCATCTATTACTTCTATTCTATTTATTAGGGTGTTGGGTCTGAATATATATGGATACTTGAAATATGGTAATGTTGTGGTTTGATTTATTAAGGTTTCATCAACCCCATCAAACATAGGATTCCATACAACGAACGAAAGACCTTCGAAATCTATCAACTCTTCAGTGTTTGAAGTCTTTAATCTCCTAACGCTCTTCAAGCTTAGTATGTCAGAGGTTATAACAGACATGTCAACTCTCTGTCCAAGTTTAATATTGGTCGGGCTGAAATACTGCAATATAATATCTACAACCTTTCCTTTGATTGCTTCTTTGTTGGTCTTATCTCCCTTCTCTCTCGTTATGACAAGTTTAGTATTCGCATATACTTCCTTGGTTACACTTTTATTAGTGAATCCAAAATCTAAGGCCACATAGATTGGATCTCTTGGAACAACCTCATTGGTTATGATTTTCTTATCTTTTGTGATCTCTCTGATGAGCGTTTTGAAACTGTTACTTAAGAACTCTGGATAATGTTCATCTATAGTGCTAGTGAAGGTTGGAACACCGAACACGTTGATATTATTAAAATCGCAAGAATCTGCGAAGTTGACTTGATTCAATATCACTCGATTCACCTTATTTGGATCTACGCAGATATCATAGAAGTATTGTATATACTCATTAATGAATGTTTCATTGTTTACAACTTTAACATCATTTAACACGTTTGGAATACTCTTCAATAGGAATTTTTCGTAGTCCGTTTCGGTCACAAGTCTTAATTGCGATGATAGGAATAGTGGGCTATTTTCTCTAATCTGCTCTACACTCTCAGCGCCCTGAATAGAAGTTGAATTAGATGGATTATTGAAGATTATGAACGGGGATTCATTATTTGTAATTTGAGAAGAGTCAGAGACATTCACATCACTATAAATTTGATTGAATCTATTACTATTATATAAAAATAATTTATTTCCGTTGATAGCATTTTTAGATATTAAACCCTTATCCCCATCACTTAGGACGTAGAAGATTGCAACCTCATCGCTAGATACGAGAGATTTTCCGAAAACGTCATTTCCGAATTTCACTTCGTAATGTCCATTTTCATTCAATCTTAAATCGAAAACTCTATCATTCGAATCTGAAAGGAATAGACTATCAACTTCATCATATTCATACCAAGTGTCAGTTCTAGCCTCCTTGACATATACCGAAATGGTTCCATTAGATATGAATCTAGTATCTCTATTATCAGTCAGATTATCGACAACTATCGGAATGGTTTCGTAATTTATACCTTCGGAGGTGTAAATTGGATACTCTCCAACACTTCCCTGATATAGAATTGTATTCTCTGCGATTGATTCGATTGTTTCAACTGCGCTTGTAACCTTCTCGAAAGTATTATCATCAATGAAAGTGTATTGGACGTTATCTACCAGAAAATAGCTATATTTTCTGATATTATAGTTACCGGGGGTTAGAAGTGCTGTAGCTACAGCATTAATTGGAGTTAGAGATGTCTGTTTACCTGTCGGCTTATATCCAATCAATTTAACAATCTTATTCATGTTCTCGTAGATCGTAGCTTGAGTGAACATGGATTCAGTTGATGTTTGGTTTAGGTAGAACATCAGAACGTGTGTATAATACGCTAGGATATCTACAAGAGAGGACATGTTACTACCTTCATAGTTCTGATCCGTGAAGTTTCCTCCCGCATTCAACTGTTCTTCGATGAAAGATTTTAAAGACAATGCATCAAAGTTTACATATGCATCTTGCGGGAGATTAAACTCTAAGTTTTCGTTCACAGTAATATTTAGATCATATGACGGTATAACCGACACTGTTTAGTTCAGATTTAATTGATAGTCCTCGAATATCCAAAGATGGGACATCTATTTGTAGATTTATATAATAAGAATTCGCATCTTCATCCCCAATAACCTCAACATTCTTAACGGTTATCCTAGGCTCCATCCTTGGAAGTTTACTTTCGATATCTTCTTGAATTATATCTGCCGTGAAGTCGTCAACAGGTTCAAATATGTATTGTCTAAGATCTACGCCATATAAAGGACTCAAGATCTTATCACCCGGAGAAGTTAGGAATGCAGTAACAATACTATTCTTAATAGCTTCAATATCATATAAAACACTAAGATCCTTCAGATATTCTTGTTTGTTCAGCTGATTGTTAAATGATACCTCCGATGTTAGGTCAAATTCTATATCTTTATATAGATAATCCTTCTTTAGAGATTGCTCTACTAAGGAATCAACTTGTAATGATTTGATTTTAATCGCCACTATTATTACTTGGTTAGGATTTCAATCATATCAATTTTAAATGAATCTTCATCATATTCCAATGATTTTAACATTCTCTCGGTATAATCGTCAAATGATTCTGATTTAAGGTCTGAGAATGCCTTCAAATGTCCAAATCTCTTCATATCTGAATCGATTGAAGATTTAAGTTGTCCGAATGAATTAAGTCCAGATCTAGTAACCTTAAATGGTCTATTAATAACATTATATTGAGTATTTTTATCTTCAATTCCCATACCAACTACGAAACTTCGCAACATGTCCTTTATCTCAGGATCGTTCCATAGTTTACGTTGGTTATTTAGTACTAAAGTATCTTTAGATGAGGGGAATTGATTAATATAATCATTAAAGTTAGCATACGATGTGTCATGTTTGACCATATCTGGTGTAACCTTTAGAGACATTTTATTCAATTTGAGATTGCTATAGATGGATAGTAATCGCACTATGGGGAGGGCATTATAATCTCTTAACTTAGTTATATTTGTTTGAGGATTAAATTCTCGCTCATCTAAATCTTTAACTCTATTATCCCCAACCTCATCTCCAATTCCATTATAAAATCTCTCATATGCTGCCATATATCCAAGTATTGGATTTACATTAGGGTCTGGAGATGTTAGATCTTCCAACATTTTAAGTTTAGCTTCAATTTCTTCTGAAGGTTCTTCCCAATTGATTTCGTCAGAATTTATTGTTTGACGATCACTAAGTTCCCCAGATAGATATTCATGTAATCTACCTGCACTGGTGAATATTTCCTTTTGAAGTCTCTCTAGATATGTATCATTAATTGCTTCATTATTGGCTTGTATCTTCGTTGTTCTATCGGTTAATGTAACCAGTTCTTCCTCATTTTTCTCAATTTTCTTATCAAGATCAATAATCTTACCTTCAGTTTCAGCATTCATTCGATATAGAGTATCTATAGCCGATTGTGAGTTTTGGGTGTGGCTGTATTTATTTGTTAATATGTCCAACTTTCTTTTATTTTTGTCATATTCTGCATTTAGGTTTACTCTACGGCGACTGTGTAAACCATCACCCTTATCCAACTCTCTTTTAATCATTTTTTCAGAATCTTCTAAAGCTGATATACGTCGCTCCAATGCGAATTTTTTACTTGGGGACATTTTAAAATTATTAATAATTTTAGAATTATCGGCAATGCTGGTTTCATACCCAGCTCTTTTACTCCTCTGCTTATCTAACGTGGCTGGAAGAGAATTAATTTTACTTTCTTCGTCATATTTTACCTTGACCATTTTACCCTTCTTATTCTCAACGCCCATCATAGTTTGATAACCATCTCTCTGTCTATCAAACTCATCAGCTATCTTTTTAACTTGGGGGGCGAAGGTATCATCATTGGCCAATAGTGAAAATGCACTGTTTAATACTTTCCACGCTCTAGATTGAACATCCATATCTTTCTTGATATTAAGCTTATTTCCGTCTTCGTCTGTAACGTCACTCCCACTTTTACTCTTAAATTCCCATTTTTTCTTAGGTTTTAGTAATTCATTATTATCTGAGAAACCAGCAGATTGGTTCGATAATCCTTTAGGTCCAGCGGCATTCTTTGCATTAAATATCGCATTACCACCCTGAACACCCTTACCTTCCGCGAGCATATATACTAACTTTTCAAACTTCATAGTATTATTTACCAACAAAAAGATAAATATACTCATGGGTAAGAAGTTTGACGCAATTTACAACGAAGCGGTCGTATCAAGATATCAAGTTGGAGGATATCTTCCGGGAGATATCGTGAAGTTTAGACCTTCATATAAATCTACTGCGTGTTATAAAGCAATGCATTCTATAATGCAGAAGGAATTAGACGAATTAGCTAAATCTGGACTTAATATTAAAGTCACACAAGTTGGTGATAAATTGGCTAATCAATCAATGGCAAATCAGCATAAAACTGCCGATCAAGCTGTTATCACTATTGCGGGTGATCAGGGGGGTGGTCGTTATTATGACTCCATCACGGTATCTGCCGATATGATCGACATGTTGGATGCTAGTGATCCAACTCCAAAGATTCCAGATCAATTTTATCGTAATCAGGACCAAGATATTAAAGCTGTCGAATGGAAATCAGATACTCAAAACATTACAAGAGTTACCGATAAAGGTAATGGTAAGAATACTCCAACAGATTTAAAACTTGCAGGGGAAGGTACTCGTCTCAAGAGAGATAATGATAATCTATCTACATTGTATGAAAATACTTATAGATCTGATATCATCACCCCAAAGGAGAGACGTAAAATTACTAGTGTTCTTACCCATGTAGGTTTGGATGGTAATGCGAGATTTGAAACTGTTGGTAAGGCTATCTCAGCTTTGACTCAGGTAATGTCTGATATTGGATTTGATGTAGATATGGTGAGTGATCATAAACTTGCTCAAGCGCATCATGAACCGGGAGCTAAAGATTCCCTACTATTACCATTCAGACGCACAAGTGCATCTGCCGATCCATTCTCCGAAGAAGATCAAATCGAAAATAGTCGAATCTCATTCAGCTATGAAGATGTTGGTAGTGGATTTGAAGTTGTAGCATACGCAAGTTAATATACTAACTAATATCATACGCAAGTTAATATACTAAATAATATCATGTCATCATTTAACCATAAAGATAACGTTCTCCTTCAAGAAGCTTACGACCTTCAACTTCTTAAAGAGCAAGCCCCTAATATGTCTATCAACCAACTAAACAATCGTCTAGAATTGATGACTGAATCTGAATTGGTATATATTAATACCGTAAACCAAAGAATTATTAATG